AGTTGCTGAGCCCATGCGATACGGCCTTCACCGTAGCGGTCAAGCTCCAGTTCGCCCCACTGCGTGATGGTCTGGTACAGGTAGGATTCACGCGCTACCCAGTTTACGTTCGCGCTTACCTGGCCGTTGTTGTTGTAGTCGCCATAGCTGGAAACCTGACCAGTGGATTCTACGACCGGGAATTGCGCGGTCATGGTAGTCCAGTCGCCTTTTTTGGTTTCGCCCATGATTTCCACCGCTTTCATCGGGGTAACCAGGATGCGGATCAGTTCTGGGTCTACATAGTTGGTGAAGTACCACGGAATGCCTGCGTTGCTGGAGGTAACCAGAGTTGGCTGGGCATCCATCGCGTATGAGTAGCTATTTGCTACTGCATCAGTCAGGTAAGCTTTGGCTTCAGGAAGGACTACGCCGTAATCCCGTTCAGCCATTGCCTTGTGTTGTAAAAATTCTGCGTTGTTCATCGATTAGCTCCAGGTGCCCATCTGTACCAGTTCGCCAGCAGCAGCCGCGCTACCGACAACAAATTTAGTTTCTACATAACCGGAAATTGTCGCACCGGCCGCGCCAGTGGTTACTGAACCATCGGACAGTTTTGCGAAGATTTTCTGACCAACGGTTGCCGCGCCAGCAGTACGCACCCAGAAGTCGCCTGCAGTCATAAGGGTCATCTGGAAGCCAGGCTGAATGGTCATTGATGCTTCAGCCAGCCAGGTGGTGATTGACGCCTGACCTTCGCGATGAACGAAGCCAGCCGGAACGCCGGTGCCGGTATTGTCTACCACGCCATTAGTTACCCAGCCGAATCGACCGACCACGACGCCATTGGTGCCAGCTACCAGAGCACCTTCACCCGCGAGCAAGCTTGCCTTAGGGTTTGCAGAAGCGAAGTCACCTTCAACGCCTGGTGCCTGCTGCTGATTGATTTGATTCTGAAAGCCGCTCATTGCTTAGCTCCGTTTCATTTTGGTTGCGCCAGGGAATGCCTTAGCGAAAGAATTGGTTGCCGCAGAGTCCATGCCGATGGTGGTGGCAGGTTTGCGAGTTTCTGATTTCTGGCTGATTGTGAACTCAACCATTGATTTCAGTGCTGAAGGGTGAACGCCTTTGTGGTTAGCGCCTACAGAGTCGAGAGCGAAACGGTAGATGTCTTCAGCTGAGTCCATCGCTACCAGGCTCACATCGCCAACGAGAGCGCGTACGCACTCACGAGCTTCGTTTGCCTGACGAATGCGACCCATGACATTCTCTTCAGCTTTACGGATTAATGCGGCATCCATAGCAGCCTTGTCCTCTTTGTCTTCATCGTCTTCATCTTCGGCTTTCTTGTCCTTTTTATCGGACTCTTCATCTTCAGCCTTTTTGTCTTCTTTCTTGGACTCGTCTTTATCCTCGTCCATCGCTTTGTCTTTCTTGTCGTCGCGCTCTTCTTTCTCTTCCTCTTCGAGTTCGAGATTTTTCTTGACCGCTTTTTCGACTTCTTCGAGGTCTGCGTCTTGTGCCAGGAATGGCTTCAGAGCAGCCGCGAGTTGTTTGGCTTTTGCCATCTCTTTTAGCTCCAGTGATAATGAATCCCCGACAACGACGTCGGATCCGGCTCTGCCCTCTATTACGAGTGCAACGTGGTTCCCGACGATATCGCGCATGACGCCATCGTATGGCTGGCCTTCATGTACGCCGGGGGTCATGTCAGCCACATATCTGTAGGCCGACGAAAGCTCTTTCTTCTCGTCTGTTTCGATTCCAGCAATGGAGTCCGCATCCCAGACGACAAGCGAGTTCTTAAGGTAAGTCCCGTCAAATTCGGCATCAGTACCAGTAGAGCCAACCACAGCCATCTTCTGAGGGTCAGCGGCAGTAACCGGAATGTGTTCATTGAGGAGCGGGATGTTGTTGAATGTGGTCGCCGCTTTTGCGAGTTCTTTGGGGTCGCGCAGCAGGTAGTATATTTTGTCAGGCTGCAGGCCTAACGCTTTGGAATTAGGGATTTCACGACCATAGTAGGGGCAGACGTTAGCCTTGCTGATTGGCGTTAGTTCGATGTGCAGGCGACCGTCCTTGTCAAAGGAGCGCACCGTTGCCCTGTCGAATGCCAGAGCTGAGTCACCTGCATAGCCATTGGCATACGCCGCACGCTCAACCTCTTCTGCCTTTGCTTTTGTATCGAATGGCCCTTCCTTTCCCCAATACCACTTGCCGTTTTTCTCTTCGACTGGCATGGATTTACCTTTCTTCAGGCAATAAAAAAGGCCGCCTTAGCGACCGTTGTTTTTCTTCAGGGACGTTATTGTCAGTACGGCTATGATTAGCCCGCCAAATATCAATATCAGGCCTAGAGCCTTGAACACTTCAATCATTTTCGCTCCAGTCCTGGGATAATCGGGGACCATGTGCAGCGGCAGTTAATAGCTTCTCCTGGCAATACCCATTCACCATCGAGATAAAGACCCTTGTCGAGGTCAAACTCTTTACCATCCGCCTTGACGTGGGATTGTCTTGGCTCTTTGCCTGCATGAGAATGACGCCAGATGCCTTTGGTGATGCCCAGGCTCTTTTGCCTCTCAGACTGTATGACCGCCGTGGCCTTGTTGTTCTGGTCTCTGGCGATCGTCTCAGCACGCCTGCGCGTAATGCCATATCGCGCCTCAAGCTCATCAGTCAGGTGGCCAAGGTCACGACCGCGGCTGACTGATTGCATCACCATCGTCTCCACCTGAGTGTGGTACTGCTCAGGTATCGACTTAATAAGGTTGACGTTCTCGTTTATGACAGCCTGCATTGTGTCCTTAAGCTCATCATTCATCGTGAACTTAACGGTGAAACCACCATTCTTCAGTGCGGAATGAAGAGATACATCAGTGTTGCGTAGGGTCTTGTCAACAAAGCGATCAGCCAGTTTTTTCGCAAGCTCGTTGAACTTGCCTTCCCACTGTTTCCCGAGCTTAGCCAGCCTGCGCTTCAACTCATTCGCAGGGCTGGCATCCAATGCCATGCTGTCTTTGTAGCCTGCTTTAAGCCAGTACCGGTAGGACTTGTTCATCTCCCGTACCAGCTTGAGCAACTCAGCACGATACCACTCGTGAACTCCGGCGTTAGCCCTGATTGGACGAAGGGTTTTCTGGCTCTTCGAATCCTTCTTCGATGGACTCGTTTTCGTAATCTTCGTCATCTTCAGATTCCATCATGTGGTATGGACTGCTCTTGTCTGACTGGCGCATAGACTTGATGGCGTCGATATCGAACACACCTGCCTCGGCATAGTTCTTGTCAGCCTCGGATTGATGCTTCATGACCTCAGCCTTCTCTGCTTCTGTAAGCTCGTACAGCGGCAGGAACTCAAAATCGATGTCAGGGTCAATCTCGCCGAATTCGTTCAACTGGAGGACATCCAGCACGGTTTTCAGCGGGCTTCTGAAAAGATTCTCCTGCATGGCATGGATAGAGTCGTAGAAGACGCGAATTTCACCATCAGACGAAGCGTTGAGGCCGTTCGGAGTGATGCCTAGCAACTTAACCAGTGGAATGCTTGATACTGACGCCATTTGCTCTTGTGCTTGCGCCTGAAGAGCGTCGACACCTGATAGGCTCGTGACAAACTGGAAGAATTCTTCCGCATCCTTGTCAACAAGGAACATTCCACGGTTATCGCGGACCTTATTGAAGAACTCAGCACGCATAAACAGGTTCGGATCTGCAACGCCAGACAACACGTTTTGCATGTTCGTCTTCAGGCCGTACACCACAAACGAGTGAACAAGATCGCTCACGCTATCACGCGTTCTCAGCCAGTTCTGCACGTATGGCTCAGCCATCTGACTAAGCGATAATCCGCCGAAGTTATATGCCGCCTTGAGGATGTCTGGCACCTGGCGAGAAATCATCGTCAGCATACGGCTGGCATGAACTGTGCGCCCCATGACGTACCATTCAGCCGGATTGAAGAAATCAGGGCTCAATGGGTTGTCAGCGTTATACACGCCAGGATAAGTCCACATTGCCTCGATAACACGGAAACCGTTCAGACTACCTTTGGTTATCTTGCGTGGGCTGATGTAGAGCTTCTTGTCTAACTCATCAGGAACCGTCCAGGCAGAGTTCCCACTCGGCGTCTTCACGTCGATGTATATCTGTCCACGACCGAAGTAACCGTCATGCTCAGCAGCTTCGCGAAACTTCTCACGCACTTTAAAACGCTTTAATGCGTCATCAAGCTGGCGAATCTTATCGGCCTTATCATCGCCTTCATCTTTGCCGATGTGCTTCAGCTCAATCCATTTGCGCGTCATCTCTTCAGCTATCGTGCCGGTAATCTTGCGATACTCCGGCAACTGAGCGAGCTGTGAAAGATATGGATAGCCAGGGAAGCCACCATAACCATATGCGGTGATGTTTGCTGAGTTGAGATAACTGTAAGGCGTGGAATCCATCGCCAGTGCCGCATCTCCCACGCTCTCAGGAATCACTCCGGGAGGCGGTGTATAGCGCTCAATCTGACGAAGCGCCGCACCCTCTGACTTAATCCTTTCCTGTTCGTTCAGCATCGCCAGCGCATTAACCAGCGACATGGGCTGTTTTGCCTCTTCCTTTGGAGGCTCAGCTTTTTTCTTTTTCCAGCGTTCAAACACTATGCGAGCCTCAAAAGTTCTTCAGATATGCGTAACGGACCATTGCCATTCTTCATTTCGTCGATGGCATCCATCATTGGATCTAACTGGTCGTCGTGCGTATTGAAATCAGGGTTGATGGCTTCCATCTCGACGAGGAAGTCGTTAATGAATGGTGCGTTGCTTGGTAGCTTGATATACCCGGACTCGATGTATCCCTGCACGTCCATCAGGCGAGTGTATTTGTCTTTATCGCGCTGAATTGCCTTGATAGGGCATATGGCCTTTTTGCGAATGTTCTGGATGAGCCCGGTTCCGGAAGACTTATCCTCTATCGCCATGTGGCGTAGAGGTCCGTTCTTGAGGATTTTGCATTTATCCCAGAACGCGACCGCGCGACGCTGAAGCTCTTCGGCCTCCCACTTACCGCGAATCATGTCTATCAGGTAGATGTATCCGTCAGTTCCTAGCCCCCAATGCTCGAATACAGAGAAGTCATTAACCTCTTTCGTTTTCTGCGCGGTGTCGCCATAGACGGCTCGCCATTGCATAGGAGGAAGCACGGAGTATTCACCGAACCATTCAGATTTAATCAGGCCACCGCCTTTAGCGGTTGGCCGCTGCTGGTACAGGGCATTCCATACCAGTGAGCCGCGCTGCTTGGCCTTGTCGACGAACTCCTGGGGCATGCGCTCAGGAAACAGGATTTCACCAGGTTTGCGTAGGAGATAGGTCTTGCCATTCAGCTCGTGAATCTCTTCTTTCTCAGCCTCCATAGGGAAGCTAACCACGCGCCACTGTTCACCACCCTCCTCCGCTAGCTTCAACAGCTGACCAGCTAGGTCGCTTTGATGCCAGCGGGTAAGGATGATGATGATTCCGTTTATCTTCGGGTCAGCACGCGTGAAGAATGTTGTGTCATACCAGTCAATAACCGCTTCCTGGTATGTTGGTGATGATGCTGTTTTGTAATCCTTGGCCGGGTCATCAATAATTCCGATGTTCATACCCTGGCCGGTGATACCACCATTAACTCCAGCAGCTCGATATGAGCCACCGTGAAGACGACCATCAGCGGATAAGGTCTCCCACAACTCAGCTGTACGAATTGCACCGCCAGCTACCGTCCTGATGTTGGAGCCGTTGAGTCGCACGTTGGGAAACACTTCTTTGTAGCGATCGGAATCAATAATGCGCTGAGTGTCACGCGACATTCGGTTTGCTAGGTCAGACGAGTATGAGCAGGCTATGACGTTCCAGTTTGGATGCTTACCCAACACATAAGCCGGGAAGCGGCGCGATGCTTTCTCGCTCTTACCCGAGCGAGGAGGAGCAAATATCATCAGGCGAGGCATTAGCCCTTGCTCAGCTTCAACCAGGAAGTTATCCAGTTCGGCAGAAAGTAACTCGTTAAACCATCCTGTTTCATACTGAGGGTTGGTGTAGAGCGTGAAGCCCATCAGGCTTTCGCGAGCTTCTTTTATGGCCCTGCGCTTATACGCCTCAAGAGTCTGCCTGTTTCTCAGCGAGCTGTGATCTATGTCTGCCACGACCAAGCTCCTTCAAGCGTTCATCTAATTCTTCTTCTGTGATATCGGTGTACTGAATAGGTCCGCCATTTTTGCCAGTTAGCTCACTCGAAACCTGCTCTTTGAATGCCTGGACGTTTACGTGCTTGCCGAGTAGCTCAAGGTTCTTCACCTTGTCAGGCCATTTGATTTTCTTCAGGAGAGCGGCGCTGTCTGCAGATGCCATCTCGACAACATCCATGCCTGACAGCGTTGTACGCCACACCTTCGGCCAGTCTTTAATCGGCTTAAGTTCACCGTTGGCAAGCAGGATGTCTAGCACATCCATCTGGTCTATTTCAGTAAGTCGTCGTAGCACGTAAGCAGCGTCTATTCCTGTCTGCTCTACACGCTGAGCTTTTAGCTCTGCAACTAATTCCAGTACGTGAGGTTTAGTGAGGTTTTCATAACCTACTTCTTTGGCGGTCTTCTCGCTGTAACCCGCCCTGATAGCTGCCTGTGTGGCGTTTAAATCTTTCAGGTACTCACGGGCAAACAGCTCTTGTTTGTCAGTGAGCTTTGCCATTTTATTTACTCTTCAAATACTGGTTCTAGACTGAAGTTCACTATTTCGGAAAGGTTGATACCTGCTTGATAGCCATTGTGGTTTTCATACATCAAGAAACCATGTTCAATGATAGGTTTATGTGTTTTGCTTTTTCCCAAACAAAATTGGTCACTCCCTCTTTCCAGGGTGTATTTGTCAACAACCATCACATTCCAGTATTTAATTATCTTCGCCATTTAATCACCTCAGCTTGATGCCATCTGACCGGATGCGATCAGCTTAGTCAGCAGAGCATTAAAGTCTGCCTGTGTTGGTGCGGCAGTAAGTTGCGCAGTGAATGTCATTTGCTTAACGATACCTGCGGTGCTTGATGTTGCAGGTACTGGTAAATCAGAAGAGGTTGCCACTGTGGTTGGTACGCCACCGGTAGAGATTACGCGTTTGCTCATTGTCTTTATTCCTAAGCATTGATGATGACTGATACACCGGCTACGAGTGCTTTAACGTAGACAGGAGTTCCACTGGAAGCGACATAAACGCTTCGTGCATCAGAAAGCGAATTAAGAGGCAATCCGATAAGAGAGTTTGAAGGTGCTGATGTTGACTGGCAGATTTGCGCTACTGCCGGAGAGTTAGCTCCATACACTCCAATCGTCGCCGTTGCTGTTCCGTCATAGACCTGCACCCAACCACCAACAGCAACTGGTACGTTTAGTAATTGCATGTTTCACCTTAAGGGTTAGGAACCATCTGTTCAGCTACAAGAAGAATTGCTGTGGCCGTGAATGTCGCACCGTTCGATACGATTGTGATGTCGCTACCGTTAGTCGCCAGGTTGCCGTCTTTGTCGACGCTGAAGAATGTTGGGAATGACAACGCATCAACTGTCACCTGAGCATCACGTGTTTTACTCAGCGTGTTACCGTTCGTCTGCGGGAAGTCAACTGTCATGCTGCGGTTTGTAGAAGATCCGCTCCATGCGCCAATAACGTTTACCTTGAACGTACAGGTAGCATTCACATTGAAGACGTTGAACTTGTTTGTTGTCGTGTTGAAGAAAGGCGAAAGGCTACCTGTGTGCGGCAGAGCTTTTATCAGGTTAATTAGGTTCGTTGCTGTAGTTGGGATAACCAGGTTGAGTCCCGAAAAGTAGCACTCTGATTTTTGCCTTGTTGATGACGCTGGACCGGCTGGCCCCGGAGGTCCAGGGATAGCTCCATATGGATAAAGCATACCTTCTCCTTAGCGCAACGGTTTCTCTGCTTCTCAGTAGTGATTGGTTACTTACGGCTTACCCGCCAGCAAGATTGTGATCACCATCCTTGCGGGGTTACACAGATCATTATCGAAGCCCCTCAGTAAAGGGCTTCTGTAATGCCGGCTCAGTCTTTCAGGAACTCTTTCGTGATGAAGGAAATCTCCCCAGTGAGGAGCACAGCCTGGGTGCAATCAACAATGACCGATGCGTGAGGGTTGGCGTTTTCGTTCAACCATTGGATCAGCGGCTTTGATGCTGCTTCGAAGCTTGCCTGGTCATAACGCGGTGTGTTGCTTTGCTCTTTTTCCACTTTCTCATCCTCATTGTGAAATCCCCGCTATTGCGAGGCTCTGTTTCCACACAGCCTGTCCCATGTGTCGTTATGGGTGTTTATCGCTTTAACCGTTCTTGAATCCATTACATCAGGGTCTTTCCCGTGTGTAATGATTGGCCTGAATGCCGTACAGGCATTATCGACGTAGACGTATTTAATCGGCTGAGTGGTATTTTGACTGGCGCATGCGGTCACGAGCAGCGTCATCAGAAAGAGACTGATTGTCTTGTTCGACATTCTTAACTTCCTTTATGGTTTCCGACTGCTTGTCAGTGATGTTCTGCGCTTGCTGCGTTTCTTGCCTGGCTTCTTTAACATCTGCCTTAGCCTGGGTTTCCGTGGTTCCTTTCGACTTACCACCAAACCATGCAGCAAACACCGCCACTACAATCGCCAGCAATCCACCTATCCATTCCCAGCCAACTGAGAGAATCGAGCTCATTGCTTCTTCTCCTGACTAACCAGGCGACCAATAACGCCACATGCTGCTATCACGGCTGTTATCGCGCTCATTGTTCCGGGTGGAATAGATGATTTCAGATCAGGAGGAAGCTCCAGCCATACGGTCGGAAGAATACCGGCCAAAATCAGAGCGTGAACGCTGAACCATTTCCAGGCTTTCTTCCAGTCATCAACGAGCTTCATTTGAGTAACCCCGCATATACTGTCATTTCGCCAGTTCTCATTACCTCAGCATGGCGTTTAGCTCGATTAGGAGTTTGCTTTGCCCATGCACTTGATAGCATGCCGTTAGCAGCTCCTGAGAAATTACCTGCAGCAACCATCGCCAGAGTATTCTTGAAACCGGCCAGGCCGTTTACGCCCATCTGGTAAGCCATGCTTATCAGGATGTCACGGCGCGCCTCATTGCATGCCTTGAGCGCAGCAACAATAGAAGGGTTGGAATTCATATTCCCGATCGTCTTGTTAACGAATGATTCAAGCCATACGTCTCCGACTTCACGAGGGACGCTGAAAGAGTAATTGCTCAGCGCAGCACCCTTAGGGCCAATCTTGATACCGCATGCCACCGTTGGATAACCTTCAGTATCGATATATGGCTTTTCACGATAGCCTTCCTCGTAATTCAGGAGGGGGATTATCTGACTCATTTAATTTCACCTCAGAAAGATACTTCTCGCTGCAAACTTGAATACGTGCTGTTTCTCTCCATTGGCTGAACATGCGATCCATTTGGTGAGATGATCACAATGCCGGGGCTTGCTGGAGTTGATTTGTTTGCCGCGAGTTGCCTTTCTGCTTCCGAGCGTTTCAGGTCGGCAGCTGTGAGGCGTTTGGTCAAAGTCGTATTTTCTTTCGTGATAGTGGCTATGATGTTCTGCACTCCGTAGCACAGACCAATCATCGCGCAGATATAGAATACCGGCACGATGTTAACCACATATCGCCCAAGCTTGATTAGCGTTTTATCGTTCATTGTCGTCACCGTTCCCGAATCCGGGCGGCCTGATTTGCTTAATTACCGATGCGCCTTGCCAGCCAGCCCAGCCGCAACCTATGCCGACGACATATATTGACCAGCCGTTGGTTAGCCCTAGAAGGCACATCATCATTCCGGCGAATAGCGACACGGCAACATGACTAAGAAAAGGTGCCGTAGGTTCCGGCGCTTTATCTGAATACTTCGTTAACGAATATTTCGCCAACGAACCCGCCAGCGTCATGATGAGCGCGAGTAGCAAAGCCGGAATCAGTTCCGTTCCGTTTGCCATTGCGTAGTCTCCACCATGCGGTGGCCTGTTAAAGCGACTGGCATGAGACTACCAGGCCGCATATTAGCGACCCCAAATGATTGGGGGATTTGTTCTTATTGAGAGGTAAAGCATTGTGTTGCGAACAAATCCGATCTAATGTTTTGCCCGTCTGATCAGACGATATGGGCCTCGGTCTTTGTTCGTGATTCGACTCATGAGCAAGATGGCCGTAGGTTGTTCCACCAACTTACGGTCGCCCATTTTCACGAAGCCCAGCTCAATGCTGGGTTTTCTTTTTTGGCAGCACTCTAGACCCGTAGCCACAGAGCGATACGGTGAGGTGTGTGAGGTCTGGTTGTTGGATATAGAGTGCTTTCAGAAAGGTCGTGCAATTAAGGCCGGTTACGTTTATCCGGCGTCTTTCGACCGATTGCCTGAGGTAGCAGGTTAGGATGTGGTGGCCGGTACTGATCTCCGGCATTCTCCACCCTTAGTCAGTCAGTTTTTCCGCTCGAGTCCGGAAGGAGATAGAAACTGTCGACGCTAAATTCGCGCATCAGCCTGCGCATTCACCACAACTGTAACGACGCTCCCAGCTTCGCGGTGTATCGAAGAGCGGCAGGCCTACCATTTGAAGCGTCGTTACAGTTGGGTGCCCATTATTAATCACAGCGGGCCACTGCGCCAGATTCGTTGATGAGGAGCTGGAATACCTCACTGGTGTTTAGCCGTTAGGCTACTGCCAGGAATTGATCATCGTTTGCATTTATCTTTGTGGTCCGTTTCTTAAAAGTCCGCAAAGTCGCTAACGTGACGAAAACTGGAAAGAGCACTGACCCCATTGACCAGCCGGAACTATCCTGGATTACCAAGTCAATGCACTTACCAGATTTCGCCCATAAAAAAACCCCAAGGCGTGAACCTCAGGGCTATCGAATGAATGCACTACTCCATCATTGGTTTCAGATTAAACAAATATCGCCACTTTGTAAAGTGTGATTTTCTAGATAATTCCTATTTCGTAGAAAATAATTACTAGCGAGTGACTTTGCTCAACATCTGATTTGCATACTCCTCCTGCTTAATGCACTCACCTACCAGGCTTTCGAAGAAGTCCTTGTATGACCTGCGCCATGTAGTTTCAGGCACATCAATCACCGTAGCGCAGATATATTGCCTGACGGCATCAGGAAGCAATCGAGCATAACCACGCCCATTGCAGCGACCGCACGTTTTATAAGCTGGAACGCCTCCCTGTAGAATGGTTTTCTCTTTGTCGACTACCACTCCTTTGCCGTTACACTGACATGCATTGGTCAGCACACCCTTCCCTTTGCACTTGAGGCACAGCACCTTCACCGTTTCCTTGCGCTCAGTAAGATACGGTTGCCCGATGCTTTTCATCGTCATGACTTCAGCATCGACAAACTTCTTACCACCACAACAATCACAGGTTCGCGTACTGGCAGCACTGCGGGAATAGTCAGCAAATGCGAATGTTGCGAGCACTTGCATTACTTTTTGCTTAATATCATTTTCGAGCTTACGTAAGGCGGCAACCTTATCGCAGTGCTCAAGTGCATATTGGGTCAGCAGTTCAATAGCTTTCTCACGGTCATTGCTGCTGATTTCCATCTTCCCTAAAAACGCAGAGAAACCCAAAGGTGCTCTACTCTGAACCATTCCACCCGCTGCCATTACATCCGTGCATGAAAGCGAATCAGATGCGGTCGCTCGTGGGGAGTCGCTAATTTGTACGGTCTTGGCTGAGTGGAATTTCACAAAGTTTTCCAGATTCATGCTTGCATCCCCTTGCCTCTGGCTAAATTCATCTTGTCGACACACTCCTGAATAGACATCTTTTGTTCAGGCGTTAGTTTTGATAAGTCAACATCTTTGAATAGGTTCGTTACCTGTTTCTGAATATGATTCATGATCATTTGCAGGCAAAAAACCTTCATCCAGCGCGGAGAAAACCTGCTCAACCCAATGACTTTGATAATCCGCATTTTTAGGTTCATCGTGAAATTCTCCAGATTGTGTATGGCCAGGCGATTCCGGCGAGAAGTGATATCCATTTGAGGTTGGTTTTGTAACCAAGCTCTTTCTGCCTGGTATGTGTGTACTCAGTTGTCATTCCAGCCATGAACGCATAGGCGATGAGAAGTAGAGTGATCATCTTGCCCCCACGATGTAGCGCCATTTCTCCGGCGTGTAATAAACGTACATATCGCCACTTTTAACAAACCAGAGATTTCCTTGTCTTTTAAGCTTTTGCTCCATTCCTCCCTGACTGATGGTGTCAACCAAAATGCCCTCAGGCGGGAGCTCCTGCCTTGTTTGTTTCCACTTATTAATCATGCTGCCTCCGGGTCATGGTCTGGCTTATTGAGACCTAAGCGATTAACCAGCTCACGGCGACGATGAAGCAGAATCACCATTGCCTTTTCAGCATCTGCAATCTGGAAGTCGATATCCTTAAGGTCTTGCTCATCCTTCTGGCGCTGTTGTTTTGCTGCTCTGATGTCAGTTATTGAATACATGATTTACCTCGACCGCCTTGATGAACCATGAGAACGCCGTTAACAATGGCGTGGAATTGAGCTTTGGTATCTCGTGAATATCTGAGGATGGTGTTTCGACTGCAGGCTAATTGCCTGGCTGCTTCTGACTGATTACCGCGAACTTCAACGAGGATGTCTGGTATTGTTTTGATAGAGGGTGTCATGCTGCCTCCTGTCTCCCCTTTACCAGTTCACGCAACAAAGCCCTGTAACGCTTTCTGATGGCGTCCAGTTCTTCTCTGGTGTATCTGTGAGGGGTGTTGTTGTTTTCTAGCGTCTCAACGCGTTCTGCGCCGATTTTGGCTATGAGATTGATGCGGTACTGCTGTTGGTTTCCTGACAGATGCACATTACAGTGATGACATTGCGCATGGATATTGTCTTCGTGATACCTCAGGTGTGATGCCTTGCCTCTTGACCTAAAATGCCCCGCTTCCCACTGTACCGTTGTCCATGTCCCGCAGCTGATGCATGGCAAATTCCTGTCTCTCTCGCGGATGTAGTCATTCACTACTCTCTGCGTTAGGTCTTCCCAGTGCTTTAGCGGCTTAACTTCAGCCTTTCGTTCTCGCCACTTTGCACGAGCTTCCTTGTCCCTCTTACGCTGTTCACGCGAAGCAATTTCCGCATCGCGTTGCTTATTGAACGCAATGGCGCATTTGTAGTTGTGGCAGACTTTCTGGAGAGAGCTTCGGGGGATGTATTCGGTAGAGCAGATTGGGCAGGTGCGAGGCTTGGGCACTTTGCCTTTAGCCATTGGTCAGCTCCTTCTGTCGCTCATCTTCGTGAGAAAAATCTTCTCCGTCGATTGGCATAAGGTTGCGCGGCCTGAAAACACCATAGCCAAATTCCTCATTTTTCGAGGTGTGTATATCTCCAGCGCAAACCCATGAATGGGAATTCCCACTGTGCTCCCAAATCTTGTCAGATACTGGTGATTTGTATATTTCACCGGGAGCAACCGAAAATAAAAGCTGAACGCACTTCCCATTTAATTCCGTTTGCTTTTTCAGGCCGAAAACTAGAGCCATTCTTCCTGCTCGTAACTCACTCATCATCTTCCTCCGTCATAAATCCGTTAGGGTCGCGATACGCTATTGCCATCGCAGCACACTCCTCACAAACGTGAGTTTCGTCGTCGGATAGCTCCTTCGTGCATCCTGCGCACAACGTTCTACGTATGCTCTGCTGCTCGTAGGATTGGGCTTCTGATTGGCTAAGCATGCTTGGCGTCCTGCATCATGAGGAAGACAATCATTGCCGAACGGAGGGCTTTATCGCATGGCTGATGAGACACAACGTGCACCTTTAGATCGTCAATTCCGTAAGCAGTAACCCACTCAGCAGGAATATCACACCGCTCCTCTGCATCGTATTCAATGCTGATTCTGTTAGCAGAAATGATAGGCCATGCGTCTGCCGGGCAGTTGCAGTAGTCATACCATGAGTAATGCCCATTTAAACCACTACCTACCGATTTACCATCTGCGTTGTGTGGGTATCCAAGGGGGTTAGCCCCAGTGAGTTCTTTGAATACACGTTTGTTAATTTCAAAATCTGATAACTGTGAATAGTCCATATTTAGCTCCACATTCTGTTTTGATACTGACTCCTACCCTTTGGCTCGCTGGCGTACTCTGGCAACAAGGCTCCCACTACCCACAGGCGTGGGTCAGCGCTAAGTTGCTAGGTGGTTTGTACGTTTCGGGAGTAGTAGAGAGTGATTAGTTGGTTGGCTTCGTCGGTGGTCATTGGCGAGTGGTAGAAATACGTTCGCTTCACTCATACCTCCTGTCAGTGAACCTGACGTTTTGTCCGATAGCCCACGCAACTGTGTACTCGATAAGGCTCGCCATTCGACTTACGCTCATCTCTGCGCTGCTCTCGCGGATGTTGACGTACTCACCCTCCAACCCGGGAACAACTTTAGCATCCTGCTTTGTAGCGACTGCATGACCGCTAATCAGCAATACCTTCCACTGCTCAGGCTTGAGTTTCTTTCCGCACCATGTGACCTGACGCGCGATATCGCCAAGCATCGCGTGAAAACGTGCGTTCTGGTCGAGGTTGCGCTTGTAGTCAGATATTCGAATGGTGATGGGTCTGTCGTTGTCGAGGGGTGATGCGAGGATGGCGTTTATTGCTGACTGCTGTTGCTGCTTACTTCGAAGGAAGATTGTTTGCTTCATCTCCTGCTCTCCGGTTCCATGAACTGATCGCATCTTCGCGGCCTAACTCTTCAGGACCTTCACCGCCGCAATCTTGGCAAATGACTGAATTCCAGTCTCTACCTACATGGCTAATACGAAGATCTTTTGAACCACAAAACGGGCACGGCTTTAACTCGCTCATACTTACTCCTTCACTTTGATTCCAGCTGCGCGGATGGCTTCAGTGTCATTTTTACGCTGCTCTGCGAGTCCCTTATCAAATCCCTGGCTGTAGTCATCCGAGCGCCATGTATACTTCGGCATAGGAAGCTCAATCTCGATAACTTCTCGACTGGCTTTCCATGCTTGCCAATACATCTCAATCATATTGGCGCATCCCGAATTGCTGGCCTTTATGCCATGGTATCTTTCAAGCCACGATTCAAAAGCCTTTCTTGATTCGTCCATATTCCTCTCCATCACAATTCATTCCCCATCACATGCGGAACCATCCCGCGCCGTTCGAAGTACAGCCGAGCAAAACCTTCCGCGACTTTTTCGTTTACTTCGATGCTTTCCCATTCCAGGATGTTAATCAGACCGGACCGCACGAACGGGAAGTTGTACCAGCGCACCCTTCGAAGATGAGTGGCGTTGTACATCAGATTGTCGCCAATAATGAATTTGTACCTCTTCATCATTCCTCTCCACCAGCGTGCTGGGGTGTTAGGTTTTGGCTGGTAGTTGTTGCCAACCAATCTCCATTGACCGTGTGCAATACGTAGCGGATTTGGGTTCACACGCCCGTTCCTTATTGGGTACGCGAAAGGCCAAATATCTACGATAAAGAATCTGTCTGTTCTCGCGCTGTGTATTAACTGACCTGTCTTAAACACTTCGCACCTCTCTTAATGCCTTGTTGATAAATGCAGTCAGGGGGTTGGCTGCGCCAAAGTTAAACACTGGCTTCTTGCTGTATACCCATGCGTTCTTGTGGCACCAGTCCCGATGTAGCTCACCGTTTTCATGAAGGTGCTTGAGCATCTTCGTTACGAGGCGCTTGTCTATTCCTGTTGCGGTAGATATCTCCACTGCCATTCCGGTTTCGTGCTCGTCCAGATAGCGCATGACGGCTTCTGTGCGCTCATGATGAAGAGAGGCAAGCCGGTAGTACTTCACGCTCTTACTGATGCGATCAACTTCAATCTGACCGTCTGCGATGAGGTCACGCAGTAGCTGGTTGATATGTGATTTCTGGCATCCGAGGAGTTTTGCGAATTGTGCTGCTGAGGTGGGAATGTTTGTTTCAAGGTGGTTGAGTATTTTGTCTCGTGTGTTCATGGATTATCTCCAGTCGCTTGATTTCGACTCCGTCTGGTTGGCTGAGAACTGCTTGGCGGCTTCCTGCTGGTCAATATTCACGAAGTGACCATTCTTCCAGCCCATGTAGAAAGTCTGCGGCTGTCCAGATCGATATTTACCGATGATGATTTCAGCGATTCCCTTCATGTTGCTGTTCTCGTCGTACACTTCATCGCGATAAGGGAAGATGATTACGTCGGCGTCCTGCTCGATGGCACCAGATTTTGCCAAATCACCCAATCCAGGGCGTTTTTCCTGACGGCCTTCTGGACCACGGTTAAGCTGTGCCAGAAGAATCACAGGAACCTTATTGCGAAGGCAAAACTGCTTAAGCTTTCTGGTGATATCAGCGATGGCCTGATGCTCTGGAATATTTGATGACTTCTCAATTAGGCCGAGGTAGTCGATGGCGAGGAAGCTTAGCCCACCGTCCATGTTCATGCGCTCTGCGTGAGCTATGCACTCGTCAACGCTGAATGAACCGTCTATGACGTGGTTATCTTCATCCAGAAGAGTTCCCGTTGCCGCAGTAAGGCGTGTGTATTGCTCCTGTATCATGTTGAGAGGGTTTCGCAGTGTGCCCACCGATAACCCTGCTCGGTCAGCTACGTGACGCTCTACCACCTGCATATCAGACATTTCCATCGAGATAAGCAGCCCCTTCCCTTTCTGCCTCCCAACCGAGTTGGCGATATTGATGGCAAGTTCTGTTTTACCCATTCCCGGGCGACCAGCGATTACAATCAGGTCCGTTCGGTCCAGACCTCCGTACGCATCGTCCATAGGCTGAATGCCAGTCTTGAGATACAGGCCAGACTCCTCACCTTTCATCCTGTTTTCCAGAACCACCATGTAGTCGTCCAGCAAGTCACCGATTCGACGCGGTAGCTTGTCGTTGGTTTCAAACTGGAGTTTTGACAGGATCCCGCTAACTTCAGCGATTCTGTCATTCAGGTCATGCGTTCCCGCACCCGCCAGAAGTTCTGCCGCTCGCTTAAGCTCAGCCTCACCACGGCGTAACATCCAGCACTGCCTGACACGCTTAGCCCAGCCACGGATATTTGCCGCTGATGAACACTTGCATGCCACTTCAACCACAAAGTCCTTCGTCGCAGCTGGAACAGCGTCCTTCACAGTAAACATGTCTACCGGCTCAGCCTTGTTCAACAGAGTCACAATCGCCTGGTACATGCTTTTCAGGTGGAAGTTCTCGAATGCTTCAGCGGGAAGCTTCCCCGCAATTTCTCGGCAGTCGATGTGATCTCCCTTGACCATCATCGAGCCTACCAGTTGGTGCTCAAAGTCATAACTTTCCATCAGCTTCCCGCTCCTAAAATCTCGTCAATCTTCTTCTGCGTGAGGGCTGTATCAATCCCGTATACCTTTCCTTCAGGGTTGCCACCTAGCGCCCATTGAGTCGGCTTATACCCATGCTCGATGTATCCGTTCAGGATGCTGTCGATATCACGCGGCTCCTTGCCAAGCTCTTTGCACTGCTTCAGGTACGAATCCCAGAGGCGATTGATTCCGGCCTCAGTGGTTTTGGTAATGCTCAGGATGGTTGGCATTCCGAGGCGTTTAGCTTTGCAGTTCCACGTATCTTTGAAACGCTCGCGGTCGAATGTCAGTAGCGCTGATCGCTTGTTGGTTTTCTTAGCACGGGGGTTAGTGCCTTTCTGACGGGGTGTTAATTTTTCATCACCAGACAAGCCCACTTCGTGGGTTTGGGTAATGTTTTTATATTCTTGTTCTAATAACTTCTTACTCTGCTCTACCTCGTTAGTTACATGCTTTGTTACCTCAATAACTTCCGAGGCCGCGTGGTTGCTGTGTTTGTTTGTTACCTCGTTAGTTACCTGCTTTGTTACCTCAAAATCGGCCTGATAATCTGTATAATTTATGACCGAAATCACAGTTCCATGACGGTTCCCAGCGAAGGTGATCATCTTCTCTTTTGCGAAGAATTCGAGCATGTCGCGAACCTGTTTAGCGGACTTCTCATTGCCTTGAGAGTCTTTAAGCTTCCTCGCCAGATAGGAGATTTTCGTCACAAGCTGTCCAGGCTGTAAGTCCCATTTCACGCCGTCAAATTCAACGCTACGTGGCTTGTACTGAGCAAGACCGATAATCCTTACCCACAATGCAAACTTGGCTGTATCAGTCGCCCAATCCTTTGACAGAAGACTCCTGAACAGAGCAAAGTGACCCTGTTTTTGGTTTTCCATCCGGGAACTCCTGCGCTCGTGTGCGGCGCTGAAATCGTAAACAATTGCAGTGCTTTCCATGGCTATCGACCCTCACGGAATACTTTCAGGATCTCGTTGAACTGCTCTACAGAGAAGTCCTGCTTGAGAAGCCTTTCGAGGAAGGAATTTGGAATGAACGTATATCCGTCTTCAACCGGCAAATCCTTCAGGAGAGCCTTAGCTTCAGACTTCATAAGCTCAAACTTAGCTACGCTGGAAAACATCATTGCGGTGTTTGGTTCAATGGATTGAAGGAAGCGAGAACGCTTAACTTCTTTGTGCAATTCGGTATTTTTTCGCATATAATTACTCCTGTAGTTAGTGTTGTTGACGTAACACAGTGACTCAAAAATCCAATGTGATTTGCTCTAAACGCTCAGTTACAGCTGGGCGTTTTTTGCTTTCTGGCATCACAGCTGCAATAGCCTGTCTCGCCACTTCACGAATCAGGCTTGTCTCCCAGACTTTCTCCAGAAGAACGAACGTCACAGCCATGTCGTGGATGTTTAATCGACTCACCTTTGAATCGGCCCATCCCGCCATCTTTGCGAAATTTGTCTGACCCATTGAAACGAGTCGGGCACGAAGCTCTGTTTCCACTTCGCGTACCTTTTTGCTGTCTTTTGCAAGCTCCATAAAATATTATTTTCCTTAGTTAAATAGTTAGTTACGCATCGGTTGATGCGTTGGTTGTCCTCAGGTTCTGAGGGGCAGATTATTAAAGAGCGGTACTTCTTACTGCTTAAGCTGCTTTGTTCGGATGGGGGAACAAGTCAGATAAATCAGGGCGAACCAGGTAAGCAGGGACATCTCCATTGGTAGCCATTTCGATGCGCTTGGCATTTTCTGCGGATACCTTTTTCTTCCCGTGCAACCAAGCCCATACAGACGGCTGCTTAACTCCGCAGGCATCAGCAAGCTTCTGCTGACTTCCTACTGAGTCAATAGCCGATTTAATAGCTTTGTTGACCATAAAATAGCTCCTGCTGTGTTTTCAATTACCATAATAGCCAAAGCTATTCAGAAAGTAAATAGCTTTGGGTATTTGACTAGAAATAGCTTTGCTATAGGTTGTTGGCATGAAACTAGATACTCTCGCTCAAAGACTCACATACGCTATGGAGCAGGCAGGCTATACGCAGGCCTCGCTTGGTGACGCCGTTGGCATGGCTCAGCCAAGTGTCTGGAAGTTAACCTCAGGGAAGACACGCAATACGCGCAAACTTTTTGAAATTTCGAAAGTGCTTGGAGTTCGCCCGGAATGGCTTTCTGATGGTACGGAACCTATGCGTGATGAAGGTGCTGTGCCTTCTAATCCAAAGTCTTCTATTCCTCATGAAAGTACATGGGGGTCTTTGGAACCATGGGATGAAAGCACACCTTTAAGGGGGGATGAGGTTGAAATCCCTTACCTGAAGGACATTGAATTTGCATGTGGAGATGGCCGAGTGATTGATGAGGATCACAATGGCTTCATGTTGCGTTTTTCTAAATCAACCCTTCGTAGAGTTGGGGCTAACAGTGACGGAAGTGGCGTTATATGCTTCCCAGCTCGCGGTAACAGCATGGAGCCAAACATACCTGATGGCACGACAGTAGCTGTTAATACTAACGATAAAAAAATAGTGGACGGGAAAATCTACGCCATTAACGAGAATGGCTGGAAGCGCATCAAGATTCTCTTCCGCTCAGGACCGGAGAAGATAAGCATCAGAAGTTTCAATTCCTCTGAATACCCACAAGAAGAAAAGAACCTTAGTGATATTGAGATCATCGGAAGGATTTTCTGGTGGTCTGTCGTAGACTACTAACACACAAAACCTACCAAACCCGCTTCGGCGGGTTTTTTATTGCCTGAAATCCGCAAAATATCACTTTCTAGTAAAAATAAATTCCTTTAGATATCAAACACAAAATAACCAAAGCAATTAAATTATACCTTTAGCTATTTACAGTAATAATAGCTTTGGATATAGTTAGTCCATCAGCAGGACGCACTACTCACCAGGACGGTGAATGCTCTTTAAAAATTTAATCCTCAGAATCTGAGGCCGAAGTGAATGCTTCGGGATTGGATGAATGCGCAGGCTGATGCGCAAGTGTAAGACCTGATGGGTAACGTGCCTGACTGGACGCAAAAAATGTTGAGTAAGCGGCCCTAAAGTCCAGTGTTAGCCCAATAAACAGCAACTGAAACCTTCGCCCCGGTGAAACTCCGGTGTCAACTAGGTTGCTGATAGTCATGCCGGAGATCAGCACCGGCCATTCAATCACCAAAGCATTCACAGGGGGTATCCATATGAACAGAAATCAAGCTCGTCGCCTTGCAGCTTTTAACGCAAAAAAGGCGGCGGAGAAGTTAGAGATGAAAGCCTACTGTAAAAAGATTGACCGTGCATTTTCACGGCTGTCGGAAGGCTGTAGTGAGCGTGTTTCAAGAGCCATTTCGCTTGCCGGAACGCGTCAGAAGGAAGTTGAAGGTGGCGCTGTGTGTCTGCCAGAGGTTGCGCTTTTCGCAGCTGGTCATCGTAAGTCTAATAACGTAACAGCGAGGTAGTTATGGGAAAGCGTGGAGAGTTAACTGAAGAAATAAAGCAGCGCGGGGTTGAGTTGATGGGAAAGGAGATTACTCAGCGTGAGCTAAGGCTAATCCCATATGTTCAATATTGTTTGCTCAACGTCGGCAAACTCGACCCAACCAAAATAAACAAAGAAGAGAGGGATATCCTTTCTGATTGGCGAAAGAGAGGATTTATTTCAGGCGGCGCATCAGGGATTTCATGTAGCGAAAGATTCTGGGAAGTGATGCACGAATTGCTATGGATGGCATACGTGGATTATGACGAGGCCGCATAGTCGTCCTTCTTTTGGCAGCAAGCCACAGAGGTGAATAATGACCGTAGAAAGAATGAAAAGGCCGTGGAATGTTGTTGGCGCTGGATTCAACGATGATGGCGTTTATTTCACGTTTGACGATACAAAAATCCATCGTGCCGATGTGAGACTTATGGAGGCAGCTCCTAATTTGCTCGAAGCTCTGCAAAACGCAACAAGAGTTCTGGAGGCTGGCAAAAATGTAAAATTTCCTGACTGGATTGAGACAATCCAGAAATCCAAGGTAGCCATCAGCAAGGCTCTGGGGGATGAATGATGGAGTGGATTAAGTGTTGTGAGAAGCTTCCTGAACCAGAAACTCCAGTGCTTGTTATGAATAATGGCGTAATAAGAATTGGTGAAATTAGATGGGATTATCCCACTCATGAAGAAACTTATCAGGCGTTTAAATATTGGGATGACCCACATGATGATGGTCAGCCATGGGAGGTGTTTGATATTACCCACTGGATGCCATTACCTGAACCACCAAGCGAATAGCAGCTTATAGCTAATTCTCTGAGTTAGCTATTGGGTGTAATACCGCACCGTACTATCGGAGACGATTCGATAGTGTCTGATTAGATCACCTCGTTTCATATTTGCCCTCCACTGTGGGGGCATTTTTTTAACTGTATATCAGTGCGCTCAACGAACGCAGCGCTATGCAATCACACACAACATAAGGAACCAGCCCATGATGCAACTAAGCCTCGCGGGTAGCGGCGTCATGTCCGCTTATTTCCCCGCTGAATCCGAATTATCCAAACGTGTTCGCCGTCTTATTCGTGCTGCCCGTAAGCACCTGGAGGGTTTATGTCACCAGTTATAAATCACAGCCTGCTCAAGGCAGCGCAGAGCAAAGCTGTTATCGCTCGCTATCTCGGTAACGCTCAGATGTGGCTGCAGGCCAATGAGCAGATGAAGTCAGCAGTTGGCATGCCGTGGTACCGCAAATCATGAGCATAAGAGATATGTCAGACGAGCAGTTTTACCACCTGATGAAAGATTTAATTGGCAGCGAAGGAGGTTTCCATGCAGCCGACAACAACAGTGAAAGAGAGCCAGTTACAGCGCCGCATGACAACGACACAAGCTCTGTGGTGGCGTCACAAGGGTGACAGAGAGCGCATGCGTATGTACCTCAACCTGTCTCGCTTAGAAGTGCTTAATCAACGTTATTTCCTGGGCGGATGCCCGTTCTAAAAGGTGAATACCATGAAATTTGAAAAAGCCATGAGAAAGAAAGCCAAGCTACGGCTGGCACTTACCGGGCCAAGTGGATCAGGTAAAACATACAGCGCATTACTGGTTGCCAAAGGGATTGGCGGCAAGATTGCTTTCATCGACACCGAGAAAGGAAGCGCATCACTTTATTCGGATGTGGCTGAGTTCGATGTGCTGGAATTAGATCCGCCATTCTCTCCTGATCGCTTCATAGAGGCGATTAAGTCAGCAGAGGATGCTGGGTATGACTCTCTGGTTATCGACAGCATCACGCACGAATGGGGAGGTGTCGGTGGCTGCCTTGAGCTGGTAGACACAATTGCAAAAGCAAAATATCGCGGCAACAGCTGGTCAGCATGGAGCGAGATTAACCCGCGTCACCGCCTGTTTCTTGACGCAATTCTTCGTTCACCTATGCACATCATCGCCACCATGCGAAGCAAGACGGAGACGGCTCAGGTAGAAGAGAACGGTCGCAAGAAGGTCGCCAAGCTTGGCATGAAGTCAGAGCAGCGTGACGGCGTTGAATACGAGTTCACTACCGTACTGGATATCGCGCATGAAACACATCATGCGATCGCCAGCAAAGACCGTACAAAACTCTTCTCTAACTCAGACCCTGTAATCCTCAGCGAGGAAACCGGCAAGCAGCTTCTTAACTGGCTGGAGTCAGGCGTAAACCCTCACGAAGAAACGCTTAAATCATTCGTTGATATGGCTGGCAATGCACAAAGCATGGATGAACTTAAGCCATTGTTTGAAGAGGCATGGATAACGCTTCGCGGCACCGAATACCAGTCAAAAGCAAAAGAGGTTTACGACGCTCGTAAATCAGATTTCGAACCAGATAAGGCGGCATAAATGGCTAGCAGAGGCGTAGTTGAGCTTTATGCCTCTGGCATGAGCATTCCTCAGGTTTCTTTAATTACCGGAATTCCAAAATCAACCGTCAGGCATCAGTGCAAAAAAGCTGGAGTATTGCGAAATAGAACGGATGGAGTTCGCTTGGCTGCAAGTGACGGTAGACTTGGTAAGAATAAAGGGAAGAAAAGACTCTTTAGTGAAGAGTGGAAGAGGAATATCAGCGCTGCAAAGCTAGTGAAAGCTGATAAAACTGCCAGAGGGTTTAGGATCAATAGCGCGGGATATAAGGAATTCACCCGTGGTGCTCACAAGGGTCGCACTGAGCATGTAATCGTTATGGAATCACTGATTGGAAGGCGATTAAATCCAAACGAGCATGTCCACCACAAAGATAGAAATAAACTTAATAACCACCCTTCAAACCTTCAACTTCTTACTATATCCGAGCACGCATCACTTCATAGGAAAGAGGATGCTGAGGCAGGGATTACTCGCAGGAGAAATAAAAATGGGACGTGGAGTTAATCGCGTAATCATCGTCGGACGATTAGGTCAGGATCCGGAAGTGCGCTATGCGCCTTCTGGTGCTGCATTTGCCAACATGACCGTAGCCACATCGGAACAGTGGCGAGACAAGCAGACTGGAGAACAGAAAGAGCAAACAGAATGGCACCGTGTGGTGCTGAGCGGAAATATAGCGAAAGTTGCTGGTGAATATCTGCGGAAAGGCTCTGAGGTGTATCTGGAAGGTAAGCTGCGCACTCGCAAATGGACAGATCAGTCAGGAACTGAAAAGTACACCACTGAGGTTTTAATTGGCGTAGGCGGAACACTCCAAATGCTTGGAGGAAAGCGCGAAGCTGATAGCCAGTCAAAGCAGCAAAATAGCCAGCCGCAACAGCCTAAGCAGGCTAGCGAACCTCCTATGGACTTCGACGACGATATCCCCTTCTGACCTGATTTAACCATCGCCTGAACATTCTATTTCACCTCACGGAGGCGGCATAACTTCGCCTCCAGTTTAAGGATTAAGCCATGTCACCTGATGAAAATGGTTACTTCCGTGCACCTAAAAAACTGGAATCGAAGGACGAAGTTATTGCCCGGATATGTGCTGGACTGGAGCTTTATTACCAGCAGAAAGAGAACGGAACTCTGCCAAAGGATGAGCGCACTCCAGAGCAGATTAAGGATGCTCAGGACGACTACTGGATAGAGAAGTTAACAAGGAAATACGAATCAAAGCTCTGGCATGACAACTTCATGGCCTCATTCCATCCGATGTGGGAAACCACTGGACCGAAACAACAAACCTTCTACAGCGACTTCTATCGCGACACTTATGGTCGCCTTGGCGCTGTACGCAGCAGCTGAGGAATTCATCATGATCGGAAATTACTACGACCCCTTCATCACTCCAAATGAGTTAATCGCCGGACACCGCTTCAAACCCATCAACGATATCCCACGCGAAGAAATGCTGAAGCGTGACTCATTCGGGAATGCAGAACGTCTCAACAACAATCGATACCTGACAGCGTTGTTAAACCAGAGGGCGAAGAAATGATGAATGCGAAAGAGCTTGAACTGAAACTAAGTGACGCACTTCAGCGCGAGGATGTTCTGAAAGAGAAGCTTGCTGACTCTCAGCGCGAGTTCCGTGCTGCTGATGCGACTATCGAGAATCTGCAGATGCAGGTTGAGAAGCTGGCTGCGGAGAATGCGGGGCTGAAGCGGTTCCCTGACCAAATCCTTGGCTTCATCGGAAAGCTTGGCTCAAGCGAAATGGGTAGCGAAACGAAAGAAAAAATTGAGGCCGCAGCGAAGAAAATCAAAACCCCGGCGACGGACGCTTTCCTGGCTGAAGTGAAACGCGAGGAAACCGAACCACTGCAGAAAGAGATTGAAGTGCTTAAGAAACAACTTCTTATGTCAGTAGGTGATATTCGCGACCTTATTGATTACAACCCAGAAACCGGGGTTCTTACAGCAAAGGTTAATTTCAGTGGCAGACAGGCGGGCTCGGTCATAGGTTCGCAAACGTGGCAGGGGTATTACGCATTCTCGCTGTTTGGTAAGAAGTGTTTTGCTCACCGTCTTGCATGGCTACTTCATTACGGCGAATGGCCTTCACAGCCTATCGATCACATAAATGGCATTAAGACTGACAACAGCATAAGAAACCTGCGTCTTTGCTCTCTTTCGCAGAACCAATTCAACAAACCAACCCAGAAAAATAACACTACTGGGGTAAAGGGCGTTTATTGGAACAAGAGAGATAAGCGCTACGTCGCCAGCGTTCAGTTTAACGGTAAAAAATACAGCGCTGGGCATCATAAGGATATCGAAAGCGCCAAAGAAGCAGTTATGAAACTGAGAGAAAAGCTCGCGGGAGAATTCACTAACCATGGCGAATTCGAACTGGCTGAACAAATTCGCAAAGGAGTGCAGTCATGAGCGTAATCCAGTACGTCGCAAGCGATGCAGGTACGTTTCCCGAGGATGCATATTCCCTCGACCCTCGACATATCGATGAGCTCACTTCTGAGTGGGAATTTGAAAGCTTGGCGCAGGATGCTGCCCTTGATTATTTCGACAACCATGACGGTTGGGAATCATCTTGGCCGTTGGATATCGAGCTGTTCGTTGACGGCGAGAGCGTAGGTGTATTTGCGGTTGAAATGGAACATGTACCTCGCTTCAGCGCAAGAAAAATACCGGAGGCCGCCCAATGAGCAACATCGACAAACCAATGACAAACCGTGAACTGGTGGATGCCGCCATTGAACTGGCCGGTGAGTTCTATGCGATGCAGGGCTATTCGCATCGCCCAGGCTTTAAATGCTGGCAGTCTCCGCACCCGCATGAACGCTTGTGTTTTGAAATGGCATGCGTGGCATTCGAAACAATTCGCGGCTCAGATGTAATGGATGCTGTATCTGATTTGGAGGATGAGGAATGAGTAACATCGACAAACGCGCATTACGTGAAATCGCTGAGGCAGCGGTTGGCGCACATGAGCGCCTTAGTGTTATGCCGCCTGATGACATTTTCGATATCTCACTGGCAGAAGGAACTCAGCTTGATGCAGATATCACTGCATTGAACGCGTTGAACTCCGCAGCCAACCCCGCCACCGTGTTGGCGCTGCTGGATGAGCTGGAAGCCGCAGAGAAGCGGATTGCTGAGCTGGAGGCGCGGCAGGTACTGCTGCCGCCAAAGGCTCCAGATAACCTGGCATCTTGTCTGGATGGTTATGAAAAATGGCTGATAGCCACAACGTTTCGCGACACCTGGAACGCCTGTCTTGCTGAGGTTGTTCGCGTTAACGCCGCAGCCGGTAAAGGAGAGTGAGCATGGCACTGACGAAAAAACAGCGCGCGGTGCTGCGCATGAAGTTCGGCGGCCGCTGTGCTTACTGTGGGTGCGATTTGCCGGAAAAAGGCTGGCACGCTGACCACGTCGAGGCGGCATTGCGTAAGTGGGAATTCGGCGAGCGACATGCTGACGGAACCAGACGCACCGTCGCAACGGGAGAGTTCTGGCGACCGGAGAATGACGCTATCGAAAATCTGTTCCCGGCCTGCGCTCCATGCAATCTTTTTAAAGCGACCTTCACCGTTGAAGGATTCCGTGAACAGGTGGAGGCCCAGGCGGAGCGCGCGAGAGCATACAGCGTAAATTTCCGAACGGCGGAGCGTTTCGGGCTGGTTGAGGTAGTCGAGAAGCCAGTTGTTTTCTGGTTTGAACAGTATCAGGAAGGAGCGACAGTATGAGCATTATTACCACCGAACGCCTGACAAAGATCCTCTCTAAAACCCAAACGGTGATTAGCGAATGTAACTCGCGTGGTGTTCATGGGTCCGTAGAGGTGAATGCCCGGTTGTTCGAAAATGTATTGATAGAGTTATTGCGACACCGCGCCGCCATGCTTCAGGGTGCCGATGGCAACTCTCCGGATGGTTGGGTGGCTTGCAGTGAGCGGATGCCGCATATCGGTGTGCCAGTTATCACATGCTGTGGCGACGTGGTTCAGTACGCTGCTTATGCGTGGGATGGTAAGGAATGGCAGGACTGGTACGAAGAGTACGATAAGTTACCAGCCAGCACCTTTACCCACTGGCACCCTCGGCCAGCAGCACCGCAGCAGGAGCTGAAGAATGGCTAACCTGCAACTGGCTGTTAACGGTAAATACTTCGACCAGATGAAGTCCGGAGAGAAAGTCGAAGAGTATCGCCTGGTAACATCTTTCTGGAGCAAGCGGATTCTGGCAAGGAATTATGATCGCTTGATTATCACCCGTGGCTATCCAAAGCGCGATGACCTGAGTAAGCGCATCGACGTTCCGTATGCTGGTTACGAAGTGAAGGTGATAACACATCCGCACTTCGGGCCAGACCCGGTGAAGGTTTTTGCGATAAAGGTGAATATCCATGCCTAACCCATTCGACACATAACAAACCCGCACCAAGCGGGTTTTTCTTTATCCGGAGTCACCATGCAATACAACCTTATCCTGGCTGCCATCGCTGGTCTTATTGCATGGGCGGCTATCTCTTCACTCATTCACATGTCAGAGGGCTTGTTATGGCTAAATTTGCTGTGGGCGCGTTAGTGCAGCTTAAGTCTGGAGGCATCAGAGGGATGGTTGAGAGCCAGATTGAGCCGGATAGCGACCATCCGAAATACTTGTGCAAATGGGATGACGGCAACTACTCGGTGCATCACGAACACGAACTACGTGCGGCTACTGTTGATGAGCCTCGCGTGTATAAGAAATTAGCGTAAGGAGATGATGATGACATTACTTGAACTGTTGGTTGAGAAATTACCAGGACGCGGGGGCTGGCCGAATCACGGTATTCTGGCTGTTCAGGATGTGGATAAATGGATTTGCTTTAGCACCTTGCCAGAGGTTGAAATCAAAGGTGGTGAATGGGTAAACAATGGTGGTGAGTGGGTTTCGTGCATTAAAAATTGCGAACATCTAGCTGAAGATTACTCAAAAGCTATCATTACCCGCGAGCAATACGAATCCGCACTTGCAGCCAGCAAGCCAGAATGGGATGGCGAGGGATTGCCTCCGGTGGGTTGTGAGTTTGAATTCAGAGCTAATGTGAATTCCTCATGGAACCGAGGGGTTATGTGCGTAGTTGATTATACGAACCCATTTAATGTTGTGGTAGATGATCAGTGCGGAATTTACCGCGTGCATGAATTGGAATTTCGCCCTATCCGTTCAGAAGCAGAGAAGAAGCGCTATGAAGTTGAGACCGAATTACGAACATGCCTTGCAGGAACTGGAGCAGGAATAACTCGCCTCGCAGCCAAATGCATTTACGACGCTATAGCAGCCGGTAAGATTCCACACATCCGCATCGACTAGACCGCCGCAATGGCGGTTTTTTATTGGAGATAGATAATGAATAAACCAACTATTGCTCGCTTCCGTGAATTCTGCAAGAAACATGGCGATCTGACTTTGGCATATAAGCCAGTAGATTGCGGCTCTTGGCGTGGAGTTTATGCAGAGCCTTGCATTTTTGTTAACAGCGAAGAAGGAAAGCTGGCCGACTTTATCCCATACCTTGACCGGCTTGTTAGTGGTGAGGCGTTTTATGGCTACAAAGGAGGTGAATACACATACAGAGAGGATGATGACATCAACGTAGAGGGAGATCCAAGCTCTTATTACGGCGATGAGAGCATGATTTTTAATGTACTCCAGACCATCAAAGCAATAGATGACCCACTCGGTCTTATAGACCTTATGATTGCATCTGATAAATGGGAATCAATTGTGTAGGAGTAACCATGGAATCACACAGCCTCACACTCGATGAGGCCTGTGCATTTCTCACAGACCAGATTTAGTGACGACGCTATGATTTGTGCCCCCTCGAATACCGTAAGTTAAAGTTACGGTATTCCTCTAGTCATTACCCCTTTCCTGTTCGATTCCCAATCCGGAGATAAAACCTATGCGCGAGCTTCGCGACGACTCCCTCATTGACATGAAGTTCATGATGGAGGATGCTGGCTTTACTGCGAAATACTTCTACTCGCAAATCAACGCCGGTCATCTACCAAAACCTATCAAGTACGGCCGATCATCCAGATGGATGTATGCCGACTATCAAAACTGGAAACGCAGTTTTCTCCCCGACCTCAAAAAAGCATCATGACCACGCTTTGCGGGCATAATTGCGGGCATAATATTTTCCACTTCTGCATTTCCTCATATATCCCCTGCACTTAGACGCTTTATGTGATGTCTGCAGGGGACACCATTTCTTCATTACCCGTCATTTCCCACCATTACCAAAACCCTTGATATCGTTGTCACACAATGCGGCCGACGTTACCGCACATTACCCAACATGGATTGACTACTCCTAACTATTGCGGGCATATTGTGGGCACACTGCAAAATGACCACGGATTTATGCCCACATGCTTACGGTAAAGCAAATCGACGCAGCTAAACCTGCGGAAAAATCATATCGCCTCGCAGATGCCGGAGGGCTTTTCCTGTTCGTTCCGCCATCCGGAAAAAAGGTGTGGCGCATGCGTTACCGCTTCGAAGGGAAGGAAAAGACACTGGTAATTGGACCCTATCCTGAAATTTCACTCACTGAAGCGAGGGCTAAACAGTCAGAAGCAAAAATGAAGTTGCTTACCGGAGTTGATCCGGCCGAGCAGAAGCAGGCACTAAAGAAGAAAGAGAAAGAAGATGCGGCCGACTCGTTCGGTGACATCTTCCGTGAGTGGCATGCACATAAATCAAAGGTGTGGTCTAAGGGATATGCTGATGAGATGATGAGCATGTTCACTGACGACATTCTTCCGGTCATCGGTCACTTACGCATGGATGATGTAGAGCCAATGACGCTGTTGAAAATCATCAGGCTATTTGAGGACAGGGGCGCAATGGAACGCGCCGATAAGGCGAGGCGTAGGTGTGGTGAAGTATTCAGTTATGCGATCATAACTGGCAGGGCTAAATATAACCCATCCAGAGACCTTGCTGGCGCGATGAAAGGATACAGGAAGCAAAACTACCCTTTCCTTCCTATGCACCGCATACACGAATTTCAGCGTGCTTTAAACGCGTATGGCGGTTGGATTGTCTCTAAGATAGCGGCGCAGATTCTTCACTATACCGCTATGCGTACAGTGGAATTACGTTCGCTGGTATGGACGGGAATTGATTACGAAACCAGGTTAATCAGCGTTGACCCTGAGGTAATGAAGGGCAGAAAGCTTCACGTTGTTCCAATGTCGGACCAGGTTATCGAACTATTCAAGTTCCTGCAACAAATCACTGGTCAGTATGAGCTGTGCCTCCCTGGCAGAACAGACAGGAAGAAGCCGATCAGTGAAAATGCCGTGCTTGGTGTGATACGCAGTATTGGCTACGAAGGCCAGACAAGCGGACACGGCATGCGGCACCAGTTCAGCACCGTACTCAATGAGAAACACTGGAATAAAGACGCGATAGAGATGCAGCTGGCGCACGTTAGCGGCGGAACTCGCTCAGTGTACAACCACGCAGAATATCTCGATACGCGTCGTGAAATGATGCAGTGGTGGGCAGACTGGCTGGATGAGAAGGTGGCATAGCGCCACCTACATCACCGGGCAATCATCAAACTCGCCAGAACGCGCATCGTTGATGATGTAGGTGATCACCCCAAACACTGGCCGAGACGTATCCGATACCTCATCCTTCGATGGTAACGGCTCCCTCCTTCCATTCTCAGGGTTATCCAGACAAGGATGCGGTAGCGTCCTGTAGCGCATGATCCTGAACTCACCGTCAAGGGCACAGACAAGCAGAGAACCGTCTTTCGGTGTCAGTGATGAATCAACGATAAGCATGGCGCCCTTCATGATCCCTGCACGCAGATATGTCGTGCCGGCTATCATCATGTACGTGGCTGATGGATGAGCGATAAGACGCTTATCGAGTGATATGCGCTCTTCAACGTAGTCTGCTGCAGGACTCGGGAACCCCATAATACACCCCCCATAAACACTGTTCATACATACAGTAGTTCATGCGGATTTGTCTCGTCAATCACAAATGTGTCGCTTAACATAGAGAACGCGAAAGCTCATGATAGAATGCAGAAAATACTTATTGCATACGAAACGGGATGATGTTGCGATGTCGGCAAGCGCCTTGAACACTAACAAGACCTTAAACTCAATACAGGCAATGCGAGGGATCGCAGCTGTACTTGTTATGCTTTTTCACTACAGATTAAATTTTAACTTTTCTTTTTATAATTTCGGTAATGAGATACTTATATCTGGTGCGGTAGGCGTTCCATTGTTCTTTATAATAAGTGGATTCATAATGGGCTATACACAGAAAAATGACGGCCCATCTGCCTCTTTAAAATTCGTGATAAACCGATTGTGCAGGATTGTCCCTCTTTATTATTTCTGCACAATACTTTGGGTTATCATGTTGAACGTTAACATGGATGATGCATCGTCATTTAATGACAGCATTAATATGTTTAAATCATTCATGTTTATACCACTATCAAGCGACACGCCACCAGGCTTTGGTTACGCCACGTTATTTGTTGGCTGGAGCCTGAACTATGAGGTATTTTTCTATTTGCTGTTCGCTATGTCCCTGTTGCTAGGACGGTTCAAATGGGTGTTCTTTTTCACAGCGACTTTTGCACTGTTGGTTGTAGTGCCTGGAATCGTGGATTCGCCTACTTTGAATGCTGAACACGCTTACGGGTTTACTAACCCATATGTGGCAATGGCTACTAACCCGTTAATCTGGAATTTTGCAGCAGGAGTGGCTATAGCTCTAATTATAGGAAAGGTGAATTTCGACTTTGCCGCTACCTACATTAAGTGGGCGTCATGGCTGTGCATTATTTTATTCGCATGGCAGTACCTGAGCGGATTTAATGCTGGAGTGTCAATCAATAAGTGGGGTATTTTCTCTTGCTTACTATTATTCTTCATGACCTTACGAGAAAAGATTTTCGGTTGTAACGCGCCAAAATTCCTTGTATTCCTCGGTGAGATTTCATTCTCTATCTATCTAATGCACCCGATCGCAAAGGAAATGGTTTATGCCGTTCTGAGAAATGCCGGTGATAAATACACTTCCGGATTCGTTTTTGGAATCACATGCGTAGCGATAACTATACTGCTATCGGCAGCCACGCACAGATTTATAGAGTTGAGGGTTTCCAACGCAATCAAGTACAAATTATTACCAGCCAAAGCGCAGTAATTTGATAAGGGCTGAGTACAGCCCTTATCATTGCTTTAATATGACGCGTATCTTTATGGGGTTACAGGTTCGTCAAAGTCGCATTCCGGACAAATCCAGCACAAAAACCCATACCGCTCACCCTGGTACATCTGCGTTCCACAGATAGGGCAAAACCTTACCTCAGTAGTTGCAGTTGATGCCTGATTCTCATTATCTGGTGCCGCATTGTTATCTGACATAGTTTTCTCCATTAAACTGGGTATTGAGCAATTATGGCTGCCCTGTCATTTGCATATTGCGTCTTTCTTGTGTTGATCTGCGCCAGAACCACGTCTTTTTTGGCGGTCTCATTAACACCATCATTTACAGCAGCCGCAAGCCATGCCCTGTTAAGCTTTTCAATGTCGTCCTGATATGTGTTACTCAAGGCGGACAAAGCTGCTTTGCGCAACTCAGAATTAGGCGGAGCCGGTTTATCAATCCAGACAGGCAGTCCTGAAGAATCAGCCGCCCTTACCTTTCCTTCTGGCGGCTCTGATGAATATTCCTTCCAGACATCATCGCTGACATCTACAGCATCTGCAGGCCATGTACCGGCTGCATCATACTCTTCCTTCCATTCATGCGAATAGAATGCGTTTTTTGAAGCGCTATATGCATAGGTCATTTTTATTTCCCGATCGCAAGGAACATTGCCTGAGTTGTAGTTACACCTCCAGCAATAGTTGTAATGAGAGTTACCACGGCATCAAATCCTGTGAGTGTTTGGTTTTCACAACTCACAGCGGCCTGTACATAGTTTCTTTTTGTTGCGAACACAGCAATAACCCTTGCAGGGAATGCTTGCGGGAAAGTAACCGGGGTCGTTACGCCAGTACCTACCGTTGATGAGTTGTTGACAGTGCGGTTAAAAGCCATGAGCTTATATCCGCCAGGTAACGTATAAACTACTGTTGACGTGTCTGGCTCGCTGATCGTGTATGCCACTCCTAGGTTTGTCCTGGCCGTGGACAAAGCCGTAGAGCCATCAGAGGCAATATCTGCGAATGGGTTCGCCCTCAGCAGGTATCCGGCGGTTAGGTTGAACCATCCGGTTGTAGTCACATTTGGGTTGTTGGTATTGCCATCGGCTGTGCTTTTGAAGATTGTTAGCCCATCATCACCCAGGAGGATGGAGCCTTTTGGGTATCCTGAAATTGCAGTGCAAAAGTCCTGATCAAATGAGTAAAGCGCGCCCGAGCTGGCCCACCGGCAGAGGGATGACAGTTCATATAATATCTGATTCATGTCCTGACCCTTTGGAGGCAGGCCACCGGCAGATTTCAGGGTCATGGTAATTGGTGGGAAACCTGAATCATATGACGCCGTGTTATCTCCGGCAGGTGTTGTCGCTAATAGTGGCTCTCTGGGTCCATTTATGCCAAACGGTTTGGCCTGTTTTGCTGGGGAATCAGTACGGTTCATAATTAATCTCTATAAAATGTTCCATCGTTGAAAGGATATGCATCTATCGCGAATCCGAAATACGGACTGACCACTTGCCTGATATTCACCCTGACTCCGCTTGGAACAGGTGTTACTTCATAGTTTGTTAATATGGCTTCTTCATATGGGGCGAGTTCAAACTCAAAAGTAAGGCCTATTGTCATGTCTTTATAATTAACGCAGTAAGCCCTTCCTCGCTGATAAAACAGCATTTTCAGGAATCTATTTATTTCAGGGATTGTTGCTATGCTGATATTTGTGAACGCTTTGCACATAATCAGTGTGCGATATGCATCATCTTCCAGCCTTACATTCGTTGTTTCCTGAACTCCACCAAAAAAAGGAGCATCATTAAATGGTGTAGGGTAATCGGGGTTTGAATCATTAGCCTCACCAAATCCAAACGAGGCGCTTTCAATCGGTGCATTAACATATCGGCTGACACCAACAATCTTTCCCCATACATCCAATCCATATGTCTGGCATGTAGTTAAATCCCACACCTTAGCTATGAATTCGTCAGTAAAGTCATCAAGACTTACGGCCTGATTAAATGTATCGATTATGGAGAGGAGTTTTTGGCTTGCTGAGTATTGTGTGAGGATTGTGTCCTTCCACATTTAGTGCTCTCCCATTAAACCAATGTGACAGTGATATCCGAGGCCTGTATTGTTGGCACCTGGTCGATACCCATCGTCACAGACGGGGTGTATGTAGTTCCGTTTAATGAAACCTGCAGTAACAGCACGCCAACCGTGTCAGGATTGATTGAGATTATTGGGGCGTAATATTTACCGGAGTTTATCGTAGCGCCGATTCTTGCCTTCCCAATCCCCTCGTACTCTCCATTGAACACGGAAATAACCATGTTTTTAACCTGAGTGGTAATGTCGCTCGGTGGGTTTAATGAGCTGTCAATTTGGATTTTGAAATAGACTCTGGTAGGGGATGCCTTTAGCCACTGCATATCGTATGAAGGATATGGTGGCATATAGTTAACATTATCGTAGACCGTGTAATGCGTAGTTCCGTTCAGGTTTGCACCCGGGTTATACGTGCTGAAAATAGCCTGAGCCACATCAGCATCTGCACCGCCGTATACCGATATGAAAATGGAGTGGGCAAGAACAGGGTAGTTTGTTGTTCCTTTGTTAACTGTTGCTGCTGTACGGTTTGACCAGACATAAGCATCCAGAACCCCGCTAGTTGCGAGCAAGGAAGATAAAACAGATGCGTCCTGATTGCGGCTATTCCGTGCAACTGACTGCTGTCTGCGAGTCTCGAATGCAATGCGTGACTCTACATCAACACCAACAACGCCCGGGCTAGCATTTGTGATCGCATCCCATCCCGGAACAGCGCGATAGATTTGGTTTAATGAGCCAGCGGCGCATGGTATTGGACCCGTCGTCTGATTTACAAACTGAATATCAATTGTGCCGCCTGACGGGATTACTGCAGAGTCAATAGACTGATAAATGTAGCCGCTTGTATCAATTGCGGTACTGCCTGCAGGAATGGTTGTGCCAACCTGACCAATACAGGAGGCTGTAACAACAGTTCCCTGAGCAGAAATGCGGTCCATGAAATAGATGCGGCCAATACCATCCTGGAATCGCCCGGTTGCGTAATCTGGGTTGACCTGGTTAAACAGGCAAAGCAGCTTGTCGTATTCCTGAGCGATGATTTCTGTGTCTGACTGTGCAATCTGCCCCTGCGGCGAGCTAAGAGACTGACTTGCCCCTCCTCCTAGCGCCGTGGTCATATCTGTCAGGCGACCAGAAAGAATATCGGCCACATCAGGCACTGACAGGCCGTTCTCTGTAATGGTTACATCAGGTACTGCTGTGTTTAATGTCGTCATAGTGTGGCCTGCGCTGTGTTTCCATTAATGTCGGTCACACGGATAGTTCCGCGCATACTGCGGGTGTTTTTATCGAAGAAGACGTTGGCCAGCGCCTGGTCAACAATCGGCAGTTTGAGCGCTTCGGTTTGCAACTTCTGCTGGATAAAGCTAGGCGTCGGACGCTTACCAAGCACGTCTGTTTTCCACGGAATGCCAAGCGTGGTGTCGTAATAGCACTCACCAGAGAAGACAAGGCATGCGCTGGCGACATCCTGAGCAACAGAATATGACTCGTCAGCTATCGCAATGTTGCCGCTGCCATCCAGCGTTAAATCCCATGTAGACACGTCTAATTGCATTGTTCTGTAGGTCATTTATGGCTCCAAAGGCGAAGTGTTACTTCCGCCAGGCGATACGCCACCATGTTTGTGGGCATCAACAATGCTTCCATCAACTAATTGCAGGCGACCGTCTGCCAATATTTTCAATCCGTTGATATTTACGGTGCCGGGTGATTTTATGTTGATCCCGGAACTGGTGAACTCAACGTATTCAGCAGGCTGTGCATTCAGGAACCCGCCAAGATAAAGAGCATCTGATTTGCTGTGCATTCTCTTGCTGCCAGGTACGGATTGCTTACGGTTTGCTCTGGCTATCGAGTTGTCTCTGTCGCAGATGGCGATCATGCCAATGTCACCCGTAACCGGATTCATGATGATTGCGCTTGTTCCACGCTGAAGCCGGAACACTGGAACATTAAAGATTTCCGAGTTCTGGATGGTCGCTCCGGAAGGGTCCGTTCTGGTTACCAGCGGCATGACATCCACAACCAGATTTGGCGCAGTTCCGCGAATCGCCGTCACCTCAACAAGCTCAATAAAAAAAGCCCCTGAAAGGAGCTTTTTGAATACGTATGAGAGGTTTTCTGCATCACTAGTTTGCGCACTAGTTGGCGTAAATAAATGGTCAGCCACTCGTCGCCTCTTCTAATTTTCTGTTAGCAATGCATACCGAATGCCAGGGCCCGTCCTCCATCCAGGATGACAGCTCATGCGTTACGCTGGTGAGCTTATAAACGCCGCTGGCATGAGGGAGAGTTGTCTGCAGCTCTATGTCGCGCCCTGTTGTCAGAAGCGTTGAGAACTGTGTCTGAAACATCACGCCGCCATTTGAGAAGACCGGATATCCAATTAACCCGTATTCAGGAGAGATAAGAGGCTTCACGTCGTCCTTGGTGCTTTCCTGAGGCCAGAATGATATCGACGGTGGAGCGACAGACATTGCAATATTCAGGTCATCGCATACTGCCCGCAACTGGTCAAAGACGCTCCCTTCATAGTGGGGATTTGAAATTACTTTTCCTTCCAGACCCACGATGTAAGGCGTGTACCCGGCTGCCTTGCAGATAGCATTAATAACGCTTGTAACCGGTGTTGAGCCGCTGAATGAGAAAGGTGATGCAACCTTATTCTGCAGGTCAGCATTGGCAGTTGCTGTTATCATTAATGGCGCATTTGGCGGAAGATTCATGTTGGGAGTAGAGGATGTCATGTACCCAGTAAAAATGGCTATATCTTCTACATAGATCTTCATAATGATACGCTCAGTATCAGTACCAAATAGACCCATTGCCTTTGATGATAAGGCTGCGAGCATATCAAGGCTAAGCCCGAAAATGCTTACGCTAACCTGGGTTCCGAACAGATTTCCTGACGACTGAAGCGATACAGATGATTTAACGTTACTTATTGAAATCTTATTATTTCCTGCATCATCAAATGATGATGTTTCATTAACAAATTCATATTTTAACGTTCGTTTACTGTACAAGTTCACTCTCCTCTATGTAGTAAAGAATGAACCTCCCACCTAGTCCATCATAAGCCGGGTCTGATTGGCCTACGTTATCGAGAAAAACCAGATCCCCCTGAAAACCAAGATACGAATACCTGACCATTTTGTTTCCGTACAAGCATGGAACGCCTTGCATGATAGGGTTGCCATTTACCGTCAGGTCCATGTACATGAAGCTTTCACGCTGAATCAGTCGTATGACACATCGCTGCCCCGCCAAATCCACAGAGACGGCTTGTGACTTCTGCGGCTCAAGTGGAATTGTTCTCATGTGATGCTCCCACTTATCGATTTTGCCAGTTCAGCGGCTTTTTGTGTGGCGCTGTTTGCCACATTCAGCACCGGCTCAGATACCGTATCTAATGCACTTTGGAAGCTCGTGGAAATGGTATTAGATGTTTTTGTTACAATATCTGATACAGAAGATTTTAGAGACGACCAAGATTTTCCCAGCTCATCCACGGTAGATGGCTTAGAGCCAGCATCCTTAGTCGATGCTCCCGTGCCTGTCACACCCTGGCTAATTGAGTCATTAGTTGGTTTCGCCTCAGACTGAGCCCCGGAAAGAACAACCTCCATCTGCTGCATGACTTCCTGAAAGTACAAGTATATTGTCAACATGCTCACGCCGCGCTGTGAATTGACCTCGTATGAATGGTCAACCAGGTCATAACTCTCAAGCGTCTCTTTAGGCGTCTCAATGTCGTATGTGTTGGCCGTAGCTAGCATAGTCTTGATGGTTTCAAGTACGCTGCTCTGGCTGGTAAACGTCAGGTCGAAGATGTTTGGAATGCCCCCTGAGAATCCCGTCAGCCCGGTAACGATTATTTCGCACCTGACAACAGATGGCTCTTTCACTTTGTTGATGGACTGGTATTTTCCGCCCTCCACCGGTGCATTCGTTATCTGAGCCCTGCCACTTGGCTGAATTGATGCCATGCCGCTGAACTCAAGCGCTACAGCTCCTGTGGTGCTATTTCTGATGACATATTGAGGGTGTAGAACGCTGTCGATTATCGACAGTGGAGAGCCACCGCCGATCGCATTAAATATGTCTGCGGTATTGAGGTCGATGATGCTCATCGTTTCTCCAGGCAATAAAAAACCCGCCTAGGCGGGTTATTAACGTACTTTGGTGGGCCAGAAGTGAATTATGTGAACAATGCCTGACGATACGGCGACCCACAGAGTTAGCAACAGTAACGCATAGCCTGGACTTATTGTCATTAACTTGTCTACAGGCTGGGCAACGATCGTAAAAGTCAGCGAGTAGATAAACAGATAAAGCAAATTGCTTCTCATAGTCTTACCTCCATGCCTCATTGTACTGCGCAAAAATAACGCTGTTCATGAAATAAATCGATCGTATCAATTCACAGCTGTAGCAAACGATGCGTTTGTTGTCGCCCTTTTTGCCTGCTGACTAATGCTCTGAGTGAGAGAATCGACAGTCTGAGGATTGCTGTTAACGTTCACCGTGTTGATATGGGTACTGTTTGTAATCTGCGACGGTCCTCCTCCAGATGCCAGCTCATAAGGCCTGCTATCCGCCATCCTGCCCTGTGTGGCGTAGTAGTTTCGGGCATTGCCCATGTTGCCGAAGACTTTCCCTGTGTAGTCCCTGGTCTCTTTTGGCAACTGAGAAAGGTCGCTACCATTAGCAATCCACTTGTCGACGTTACCCATACCCCAGTTGTAAGCACGCAGGGCATTATCGACATTCCCATTGTACCTCTTCAGAAGCTGGCGAATGTAAACGGACGCGGCTGCACGGGATTTGCTTGGATCTAACCTTTCGTCTACTTGTGAATCAACACGCAAACCGAGGTCTCTGGCCGTTCCAGGCATTAACTGGAAAGCACCGGTAGCACCTGAAACGTTATAGGCTAGCGGGTTACCTCCAGATTCCGTCATCATTATGCCGTAAAGCAGGTCATCCATTGCTCCAGATGCGCCAGATACTCTTGCTGATTGCCCGTATTGTTCTGGCTCATCAAGCCCAAAGAATGACTTGATGGAATCCCATGTCATGAATGGCTTTTTATCTTCATGCACCTTGCCATAAAGATATGAGCCAACATCCTTCCCTTGCCTGCTTGCCTCATCTCGCGCCTGGTCTATGCCATGGCTCGCCGCTGCAGCTGCAATAGCCCCCATGACTAAGGGATTGGTTCTCAACCCAGCGGCCAGGAGAAGCAGTAGCGCTGTAGCTCCACCCACTGAGTCTGTGAGCTTCTTAATGGAATCGCCTGCATCACGGAAGAAACCAATGATGTCGCCATGGTGTTCTCGTATCCAGTCGCCAAAGTCTTTCATGGCGCGGATAACTTCAGGAGCAAAAGCAATCGCAAGGTCTTGTCTCAGGCGGTCAAACTCAGAGTCGAGCTGACCGAGTGTTGCCACTAAAGCCTCCTGCTCCTTCACCTGCTGGGCGGTGATGTTTGACTTCTTCGTCTCTGAGTCGACAAGTGACTTCAGCTCACCAGATTTAATCTTGGCTGCGTCAGTCGGGTCGAAACCTGCGGCTGCCATAACTTGCATCAGGTTCTCTTGTGAGTGATTTTTCCCGTACCGGGAGAACTCAGCAAGGGCTTTGCTCGGGTCGCCGAGGTTGTTGATGTTCAGCCCTGTGCGAGCGCCAAGCACCATGAGGTTCTGCGCTGCTCCGGTCAGGCCGCCAAATACTGTTGGGTCAGCAATGTTCGCCAGTGCCATGCGAGCACTGCCGGCCGCACCAATGAAAGCGTCACCGTTAAGACCTGCCTGCTGGAAGCCACGGCGGAGGCCGAACATCTTATTGACGTCAGTGCCGAAGAATTTAGCCTGGTTGCTTGCCCGGACGATTTCGTTTGATGTGGAGGTGAATAGCTGCTTGATGCCATAGAGCCCAGCGCCAATCCCCAGGAATCCGGCTGCTGCTACATAAGCACCTTTGAAGGAAGAAGCTGCCGCTGAACCAAATGACTTAACATCAAACGTCGCGTCTTTTAGGTCTTTGCCTGTTTTCCGCGTTGAGCGCTGAATGTCATCGCCAGTCTTGACGATTACCTTTCCAGTTTGCTTGGAGGTTTCATCAATGTCGCCGAAACTTTTATCTACTGCGCCCTGAAGCTCCTTAACGCCCTCTTCAACCTTTTTCTTGCCGTTCAGGAACTCATCGGCCTTAATTGTGACCTTATAGGCCAACTCATTGATAATCATCGCTGCTCCTGATGCTTATTCCAGACGCGTTGATTGAAGTTTTCAACGGATATGATTTCCAGCAGGTTGTACAGATCTGCTACGGAAAGCTTCTCCTGGAGGTCCAGATAAGAGGCTTTGCCGGAGCAGATAATTGCGTTAATCGCTGAAGAGACGTTTACAGGCGAGACCAGTTTGGCCGGAAGAGACTCCTCTTCCATGAAGGGGTACTTTACTCTCCGGCGATCGTTAAAAAATCGAAATTTACCTGGAAGACTTTATCCAGCAGTTTGCGGATGGTTGAGACCTCTTCGAAGTCCAGTTCACCTTTAACTTTGCGCTGCTGTCTTGTGCCTTCATGGGTAATGACGATATCAACCGTGGACATCAGGCGGTCTCGAAGTTGACGCGCAACATCAGGAGATGAAGCAGAGATAACGCTCAGGCCGACAGTTGCCAGTCCTGCACACCCCATGGCGATCACATCAGCCGGAATCTGGCTGTAGTTAGAATCCCCCATCGCGCGGAAGATATCCTGCGCCAGAGTGTCGGCGTCCCATGCCGACATTTCTGTGATGATAAACTCTTTGCCTTTGTCGCGACCTTCTTCTTCGACGATGAAAGGAATTTCTCTGCGAGCCATCAGATTGCGCTCCGGGTTACCGTTTCAAAATGGAATACTGCAGGACGTGGTTGAAGCACGCGACGGCCAGGAGGTGTTGGCGTCCAGGTGTAGAGGACGCCGTTCACGAAGTTCCACTTCGCCCCTAAGGCTGGCACCGTCAGGGTGGCGTTACAGGCAAACGCAGAGATTGCCGTTCGCTCTGCTGCAATCCAGTCGTCCAGTAAGCTACTGGCATTCGACGTAGCCATAAGGTTGATGGTGAACTCTGTCGGGTTGAAGATGAAGCCGGCGTGGTATTTACCGTCAGCTGACATCATGTCTTCTTTGTTCTGAAGCGCACCAGTTTCAAACATGTTGTCGGCTGCGTAATCGTCTACATCAAAACCGCCAGGGTAGTAAGATGGCACGACGATGCGCAGCTTGGAATTAGCACTTGTAATATCAATTGGCATTTTGTCGTCCTTACAGAATAGCGGTTGAAGACATGGTGATTGATTGGATGAGCTGACCGTCTACGTAGTAGAAGATTGCCCCCTTCAGGTCGCGCTCCAGACGAGCAGCACCAGTCTGAGTTGGGATAAACAGATACCAGCCCTCAGAGTAAAGGGTCGCAGAAATATCCTTGCCCACGGTGTTATTCACGATGCGAATCTGTGCCTGGTCGAGAACCACGCCCTTCTGAATTGCACCAAAGGTCAGAGCCTGGTTAGCAACATCAATTGTGGCCGCCTGAATCGCGCCATAGCCATTCTGGTTGAATGGGTAGGACTGGTTATTGGTAAACAGGTTTGCGTAAGCGCCTACGAGGTTTGCGTTAATCCATACCTGGTCAATGAAGCTGTCAAGCCAGACGAATTTGCCTGATATAGCACCATCAGACGCATACTGAGCCATCGTCTTGTTCAGGCTGTATGAGCCGTAGAAGTTGTAACCGTTTGACTTCAGCGCTTGCGCGGTAGCCAGATCGCTTACGTTAGGAGCAAGACCAGAGAAGCCACGGAATTTGAACGATACGCGCCCGTTCGTGCGTGCGAAGTCTACAGATGCGGCATATGCCAGCGCCGTAACGCTGTACAGATAGGAGCCGTACACCGGGAAGATGTTCTCATACCCGTTAGCCACGACAACCTTCTGCACGAAGCAGTTAGCGTTGTTAGCGATAGTTCCTTCTGCGGTAGTGTCATGCACCACATAGCCGAAGCGGTTTTTGCTGCCATTTGCCCACGCACACAGCTCGGTTTTCTGGTCGTCGGTTAACTCAACCAGGGAGTTAAACAGAATCCAGTTCTGATTGGTGTTGATGATGTTATTCATCGTGTCAGTCAGCGTGACTACATCAGAGCCAGGGGAAACGGTCGCAGCGGTTGCTTGCGTCAGCAGAAGGCCAGTTGCCAGAGCACCAGGAGATGCATAAGACACCTGGCTATCAGCACCAGTAGTCACAGAGCGGATGATGAAGCGATCGGCAATAGGGAGCCACTCAACCGCCACCTTGCTCGCACCAATACCAGTCTGCAGCTTGGATGCGATATCGCTGAAGCTTGTTGCAGTGGAAAGGTCGATAGACGAGCTGGTAGTTGATACACCATCCACAGTGAGGGTGATAGTGCCTGCAGGGATTGCCTTCAGTGTCGCCAGTGCAACACCTTTCAGATTTCCTGACAGCAGGTAGCCGGCCACATCTGCAGTAATAACGCGGTACATCAGCAACTCACCCGGAATAACGGATGAGTTTTCGTAGCCGTTGAAATACTGCTGCGCGGCCAGGAATTCTTTTGACGTGCTCCCCATAAGGGCTGACACATCAGCGGAAGAGAAGTAAGAGACAACTGAGCCCACAGGCACCAGTTCATTGTCAGTCAGCATCAGGCCGTTAGCATCAACCGCAGAACCGGCAGGTGTAACGACATTGGGCGTGATATTAAAATCTACGGATAAAGGGATTGTGCTCATGGGCGGTCATCCACCTGTTCAGTTGTAATTTCTGCTTTGTCGAAGTAGTCCTGCGGGAACGACACGGTGATGTGCGCCTGCAGAGAAAGAGTTAGCATGTAACGCTCCTGCCACTGGCTTTCCGCATCAATCATGGGAGCCTGAATTGCCGGAGATGAGTAAAGTGGTGCCAGCCTGGCGTCGATGGCTTTTATGGTGTCGTAGCCGTAGCCACTGGCGAATGTGGTTTCTAAGGCGATTGCCCGATCCCCTGCACCCTGACCATAGATATCAACCTGGATATCAGCCTGGCGAACCTCGGTATATCCCATGGCGCTTGTCGACGGAGAGCCTGTGTCCTGCTTGATATCTCTCGTCGTGGATAGCCGCGTGAATCGCAAGGGGGTCAGGATGCAGAACTGGCCTTTTTGCATCGGCACCCTGTTAGACTGTGCCTGCTGGCAAATACCGGCTATGGGTTCGATGTAATCCGCCAGAACATCGATTACGTTGTCTACGGTGAAGTCATTCATGGGCTCACCTGCAATACCACTATGAGGCGGCACCAGTCAGGCCATAGCTCTACCGGCTCAACAACAAGCCATTGCTCGCCATTGATAACGAAAATATCCCCGCCCTGCTCCATCTCACGCTGGACGCTGAAATAGTTCCCGTTCACATAAATTACCTTCGCCAGCCCCTGGATATTCAGGCCGTCAACGTGCTGCATGTCGCCGCGACTGATGGGCTGAAGCTGAATGGTGACGTTCTGGTCTGGAAGATAAGAGGGAGTTGGTTTGCGACCGGTGCCGATGGTTTGGCCTGCGTATTTTTTAAGGACAGCCTGGATGTTTGGGTTAATGCTGGTGATCGCGTTATTGGCTATCTGTCGAAGATTCAATTTCGCTCACCTCATAACTGACGCTGTTTAACATGTTGGACGTGTCAATCAGTGGTTTATCAAACCCTTTTCTCGCAATTGTCATCGGAGACAGAGGCGGCGCATCAAGGGTCCTTATTGACCCTTTGATATCATCAACAATGATTTCCCCCAGAAGCGAAAGCGCATCACGGGTGTCGCCACCATTTCCAATCAACGTTGCCATTGCCTCCTGCCATTCTCCTTCATGCTCAGCTATGGCATTTCTGAAGTAAGGACGCGGAGGTTGATTGTTTGCTGGATTACCGAATTCGTTAGTTGCTGCCACCATCGGAACCGGAGTTCCGTCTGGATACGTGGCACCTTCAAGAAAGCCAGCTTTTAACTGGAGATCAGAAAATCCACTGGCAATTTTATTAAGCTCATCCATCACCTTATCCATCAGTACCTCCGGTAATACCCATACGGATAATTAGATGGTGAATGACCACTAATGTACTGGAAGGTGCGGAATGGTGCTGTCGCGTTCCAGTAATCCGCTCCATATTTGGTCTGCATGTACCATGCTGAGTTTGCGTTAACGCCAGGCATTTCAGCGTGTACGCTTACGGAGCCTTCTGATGCGCTGTCTATTCTGCCAACCAGCCCGGATGGAGACTGCCCATTCGCACCCGAATACAGAAATGCGATATGGGCAACCAGCATGTTTAGCAGCATTGCACGCACAGCCAAATCCGACACACGACTGCAGTCTGTGTTATCGAGATAAATGGTGGCCTGGGTGAAATACTGCTGAAGCAGGGCGTCGTCTAAGGAGGAGAATTCAGGGTAGCGTAGTTTGAAGGCTGCGGGGTCAAACGTAACGACACCCATGCATCACCTCTTTTATTTTTGGTCGGCTTTCTTAACGCCAGGCGCTGGGTTATCCGGGTCCAAACCTTCCAGACCAGTTTTGGCGCTTTCCAGCTCTTTACCCTGAGCCTTAACGCTGCGCTCATCTTTCTGGATGAATACTGCGTTGTTCTGGATATAGGCTGCATCCTGATAGGTCGCGATGAACTTATCCATGAAGTCTTTCTCAACCTGAGTGACACCAAAGGCACCTTCAGGAATGGCTCCATCAAGACCACGCAGGGCGGTGGTGGCCGCCCCGTTCAGAATTACCGTCTTACCGTCCAGGGTAACCTGGAGACCGTTAGGCAGTTTGCAGCCTACGCTTACCATTTCAGCCATGAATTAAACTCCCAGCATTGATGCAAAGGCCAGAGGCTGGCGAATAATCGCGCCCCATGTGCCGCCAGTTTTCTTCTGCTTGTACGCAGACAGGTCTACCACTACAGGGTGTGCACGCATCTTCTCAGTGAATGCACAGTAGCCAGTGTCCTGACCATCCAGATCGTCAGCAATGAGCTGAACCAGCTGACCTGATGCGGTGTTGTACTCAACCGCAGTAACAACGCGCAGGTTAGGGAAGTTTTTCTTCAGCTGGTCTGACACGTTCACGTTGTACATGTTCGTTTTAGTCAGGTTAGCTTCAGACTCCGGAGACATCGCCAGCGTCATTTTGCTGTCGCGCTCAACATAACCTTTGGTCTGGGTGATCAGCTGCTTGTACAGCGCCTGAATGTCGTCGTAGACAGCCTGGCCGTCTTTGGTTGCCCAGGTGGTGCCGCCGCCAGTACCGGTCGCCCCCGGGGTGATTGATGCAGGAAGGTTAGGATCGTTCAGGATGCCGTAGTTCTTCAGGCCAGCCACACCGAAGAAGTAAGACTTGTTCTGGAACTTGTTCAGGGTCAGAGCTGAAGCGGTGTTCAGTTGCTGAGCCCATGCGATACGGCCTTCACCGTAGCGGTCAAGCTCCAGTTCGCCCCACTGCGTGATGGTCTGGTACAGGTAGGATTCACGCGCTACCCAGTTTACGTTCGCGCTTACCTGGCCGT